AAGCCTAACTCTTTGGAATATATTTTTCTATTTTTAGTTTTGTAAAAAATATGATGTAATTGCTCATAAAACGTCTTATTTTGCATGTTTCGGTCTGTTCCTTGTCATTATCCTAGAAATTATTTAAAATGCAATACAAGGCAATCTGTGAGCTTGCAGGGGCATTATATAGTGGGGCATACCTCGTCAACAACCAAACAAAAAAACCACTCGTTTGAGTGGCGTGTAATTGAAGAGTTATGACCTCGCTTTCTATTTAATTAAATTTTGCTCGTTAATGCTTTCAAGCGCTTTTTTTATTTGTTCAGGCTTTCCGGTTATAACTAATTTTATCGTATCTTTCGTTTCGGCGTTCTTTTTACCTACTTTAAACAAGAACCAACTGTACAAGATGAATGATACAATATAAACAATATAAACCATTTACACCTCTTTCATTTCTTCAATTGTTTCCTCTACTGTTCTATGCAAATCATAGTAGAAAACACCAGTATAATGTTCATCTTCTTGTTTGGTCCAAGTTTTATAGTTTGTTTTGTCCATGATTTCATTAACCATTTCAGAGTGTTCATTTAAGTTTGTAACAAGAATATCAAGAGCTTTTACAGAGGGCTTATGAAATTTTGCTATGAACTCGTACGCTTTAGCAATCTCTTGAAGCATACTGAATAAGTCCATATATTGAGCTTTAGCATAAGCAGGTATTTTCTTTTCATCTGTTGGAAAATGTTCGTCTACTTTTTCATCATGTAATTTCAAAGTGTTGTTAAGCAATCCAATTTGGTTTTTAAGTTTCATTTTTTAGTTCCTCTTTCTTTCTTACGCTTGCATTCCTGTTAATTTGTTCAAATATTTTGTTTTGCGGTCGATGTGGTACTCTAAATTGTTACCCCAACGTGTTTGTAACGAAAGTTTTAAGCATTCAATAATATAGCTTTTAAGCGTTCCGTTTGTGTTGACATCTTCCAAAGTGTAGAAGTATTTTCCTTGTCGTCCCTCACTTGCGTTGTATTCATTAAGTTCAAAGATTTCATTTTCGGCAAATGCTTCAAGTTCTTCTTTTTTTAAGTTATTAAAGCCACTAGAGAAACGGATAAAATTCAATGTATTTTCATTAATCATAGTAGTTACCTCTTAATTTTATAATATTTGTGTTGTCTGTGATTGTATTGGCATAAATATAATGCTCGTCGCTCAAGAGTTCTACTGCCCTATATAAGCTATTTTCTGTTTCTGCGGTACAAATTACCATAAGTTCAACTTCAAGCGTCCTAAACGACTGATAAATGCTTGCATTGTTGCTTACTTGACTAACAATAGGGTGTATTTCAGCAAACATCACGCCAGTTGGTTCTCTTTCATAGTCTAAACTAACAGTAAAGCCTAACTCTTCAAGAAACTCTTTGATGTCTAATTTTTTGTTTTGTAAGTTAATCATTTCATTTCCCTTTATAAGTATCTAGAAACCAGTCCAAACGATTAAAGAACCACTCTTCTCGTCCCTCATCGCTAAAATATTCGAGGTTTTGGACATTTTGCTTTTTGACAAAGTTGTATAGTGCTGTTTCTTTGACTTCAATAACTGCATTTTTGTTGATAAATTCAAACATTTCAACAATTTTATCAGCTAAATCGGCTTTCTCTGCGAACTTTTCAGCCTTACGAACTTTAGGGCTATTGACTTCGGTATTACGTACCAAACGCAAGAAGTAAGACTGTTCAGCTAGCATATTTAGCTTTCCTAGCGTGTTAATAATAATCATATCAGCAACTTCAAGGTTAATCACTTCGTCTTTTTCGAGGTTTAGACCGTATTTTTTGTTTGTGTTACGTTGGTAATTGTTGATGTGTTGTTTTACCTCTAGCATGTCATGGATAAGTTCCAAAGTGATAATTGGTGCATTTTTTAAAAAAGTGAGTTTTTCTTTACTGATTTTCATAATTTGTATGTATTCCTTTCGATTAATTCCATTAAGTTAGTAAAATCAACGGCAAACAGAGGGGGAACAAGTTCTCTCACAAGTTCCTTTGCTTCCTCTACTCGTCCTTGTAGACTTAATTTGTCTACTTCATCAAGTATCATTTCATAGTCATATCCCATTCCTGAACTCCTTAGAATGGCAATTGGTCGTCAGGGATATCAGCAGGAGAAGCACCACCGAACAAGTCAACAGTATTCGGAGCCATTCCACCATGTGGGTCGTTATTATCACGGTTTAAATTAAACTCTGGTGTTACTTTAGCATACGAAGCGTTATAATAAGTTTTGTCGCCTTTTGTTTCGGCTTTAATTTGGTCAATAAATACTGTTACGATGTCGCCATAATTTACGCTATCAGGTAGCCAAATACCTCCGATATAATGCTCAAATGGATATGCTTTAAATGATAGGACTTTTTTAGTTCCTTTTGCTGTTTCAACTTCTTTTGTGTTAATTTCGTTTACTTTCAAAGTTTCGATAATTTTCATTTTTTTGTTTCCCTCTCTTTATTTGATAGTTTAATTATAACGTGTTTATTTTCTTTTGTCAAGTATTAAGCATTCATGTTTACTTTTCCTTGTTTGCAAAGCTCGTTTGCACGGTCGCTTGACATCTCTTTATTTGCTACCATTTTTTTCAAGTCGCTTAATTTGTATTGATAGTTCGCTTTTGGTCGTGGTTTAGGTTGTGTAACATTGTTTTGACCTTTATTAGTAGAGTCAGCGTCTTTTGTATCATCTAATTTCAACGCTTGACCGTAGGCATATTTACTTGCGTATGATTGACTAGCCCCAGTCGCTTGAGCTTTATCCATGCCTTTCTTGTTGACGTCAATGACTGCCCAACCGTCACCGCTTGTGATGTCATTAAGGTCATCAGGGTTAAAAATATCAACATGAACATGTAACATCAGTTCGCCATTCATTTCAAACATTTCTGTTTCCGCTTTTTCCATTAGCCCATACTTTAATAACAAAGGTTTCAAAGCTGTTTGAATATCCTCATTATTTCTGAAATTGTACTTTCCAAAACTGTTGTATTGGCTTTTTGGTACTTCAATTTCATTGATTAATTTCAAAACTTTGCTTTCCATTATAGGCTCACTCCTTTATTTACATGTTTTTTGTACATTTTCCACAACCATTTCAATAACCCTCTGATGTATCTACCAAGTTCTTCGGCTACATTTTCAACGGTTTTAAATGCAAGCCAAATAAATATAATTGTTAAAAGTAAAGTCAACATTTTTTTATTCCTCCTTAACTGTATAACTAATTATAACGTGTTTGCTTTCTTTTGTCAATCACTAAGCTATTAAAGTTCTGTTTCAAGTTCTTTACAAACCTCACAGTCACAATGTTCTGAATCAACATCATTCACTAGAGCGACATCATAATCTTCATCTAAAACAACACGATCAACACTTAAAAGTGAATCAGGTGTTTCAAAAAATACATCTTTGTTTTTGTTTTCTACTTTTTCAAGTTTTTCGATTAGTTGTTTTACTGTTAAAGCCATTATTTAATACCTCCAATGTATTCATGTATTTGTTTTAATTGTTCTTTGCTATCTTTTTGCGTGTATTTTCCTTTCCTGCCTGTTTTTGTTTTCTTTTCAGGAGGTGGAAAACCTTTTGCATTGAAATACTGTCTTGCATACTCAAAGAACGTTAGTGCATTAGTGTAATTGTGTTCCCCTAACATTTTATGATATTCTAAGCTAGTTTCACGCCACTTATTGAAGTCATTCCAATTCAGAACCATAATTTACCTCTTTAATAAACCAACCGTTCAAAGGCTCGTCTTTATTCAGCCAGAATTTTAAATAACTTTCTGTAACGCTGAAATGTTTCGCCATATCCTCAAAAGTTTTAAACCATAAGAACTTATGACGATTTAAAGCACAATATTTAAGCATTTTTCGCTTCCTCTCTTTTTCTAATTTCTTCTAGTTCTGCTTTTCTACCTTTGAACTCCTCAAAGATTGATTTTTGAAGTGCTACCCAGTCCTCTGCTTCTGAACGTTCAAAGCCCATTTTAATAGCCGTTTCAATATAGTCGTTATATTTACCCATATCCTTTTCAAACGGTTCATTAGGCTTTTTCCCTGCCCTTACAGAATACTTTAAAGCGTTTGTTAAAGCAAAACCTTGCCCAGTTGTGAAGTTATATTGCCAGAATTTTAAGTCCCATTCAGAACCCCAAATTAAAAACTCCTCTAATTGTATACCATATTTATTTGCATAATAATCTTGAGCCATTATTTCTTATCCTCTTTCTAAAACTAACCATAATATTAAAGTTTCAAGCAACACAATTATAAAGAAAAATATCATTTTTCAACCTCCAAAATTTTCTTACCATTTTCATCAAACACAATTGCTTTTACAATCGTTGATACTTCTTTCATATCTTCCCTAATACATTCAACAGCGGTACGTAATTTTTTCACGCTGTAACCCCAATCACTAGAGCCGTCTTCTAATAAATAATTTACTAAAATCATTTTTGTTACCTCTCTTAACTTGATGACTTAATTATATCGAATTCACTTAACTTTGTCAATTACAATTATATTTCATTTCAATATAATCTTTGTAACATTCTTCCGAACAGAACAATTTTTTAGCATTACATTGTTTACCACAAATTCTACACTCCCCACCCTCTGCGATAAAGTGAACGTTTTGCACTCCCCACTCATCACACCAAAATTCTAGCGTGTTGTTTGCTTGTTGTTCTTCCATGCCTAGGTTGTCAATCATATACTTAAAGCATAGGGACAGCTTAGCCTCAAACTTGCTTAGATGTTCTTGCATGAAGTCATAAACTTCTGTTATGTCAACCTTTGACTTCTTGAATTCTTCCAACTGTTCCAAGTCCGTCAATCGTGGCGGATATTCTCTTGTTGTTCCGTCGTCATAATGATAAACAACTTTCTCAATTGCCATTATTTGATACCTCTCTCTTTGATTTTGTTTGCCACTACTTTGTAGTACATTCTTGTTTCATTGATGAACATCTCGTTTACTTTAACTTCTTTTTGACGTTTTCCTTTTTGTTCTAATCTGTCTAATAACTTAACAAGTCCTTTTGCTGTGAAGTTTTCAATGAAGCGTTCCACTTCTTCTTTTTTATCTGCTTTAACGCCTCTTAAACGCTCATAGAGAACGATTAAGACATCAAGCATAGAAATATCTTCCATTTGTTTATAATAGCTATAAACGCTATTTAAAAGCCCTAGAAGCATATCTTTTTCAATATCTGTTACTGGTTCTTTTTGTTGAAGTCTTACTGCTATTTTATTAAGTGTTTCAAGTGAAATTTTCATCTGTTTAGTTCCTTTTCTAGTTTATCCATTTGATAACCTATCTTAACTTGATGTGTAGTTTTTCTTCCGTCGTAGGGTTATAAGCTACTACCTTTACAGCTTTTTGTATTGCCATTGTTTAACTATCCCAATCTGATGTATCTATCTGTTGTGGAATTAATTTAAATACAAAAACTTTAGCAATTTCTTTGTTTTCTTTAAACCACAAATATCTTTGTTTAACACTTGCATAAATTCCTCCGTGTTCAAATTCTTGTTCGGTTCCATCAATATAAATTATTTTAAAAACATATTTTTCAGCAATTACTTCATTAATCATTTTTGTTTCCTCTCTTAACTTGATGACTTAATTATACAAAAGAAAAACCGCAATGTCAAAGACAAAGCGATTAATCGTTGATTTCTTTTAGTTTTCCATTTTGTTGCAAAGCTGTTAAAAGACTTTCTGCGTCGTTTTTTGTTTCCTCGTATTCTTCCCCCTCTTTTTGTTCTTCTTCTAGTATCTCTTTAGGTTTATTTCCTGTGGGGTCTATGATTTGGAATTGTTCCCCTACATAGCCCAGACAAACCTCTTTGTCATAAGCATAGTTACGAGCCTCAACAGTTAAAATTGAATATTTGCTATTCTTTCCCATTTTAGGACTTAAACATAAACAGAATTCAAACCATGCACCAATTGCTGAACTACCTAAAGCGTGAGTGCTCCGAACTCTAAAACTTTTTTCTTCTAGCGATTGATTGTTTGTGTCTTTTCGAGCATGTGCAATTAAAAGGAACGTTACATCATTCAGTAGTAATTTCAAGCGTGTTATGTTGTTCAGAACGTCATTCATACTTGACATGTCATTTAGTGTATTTCTGTCTGTCAACATGTCTTTTAAGTTGTCCAAAATAACAAACTTAATATTGTTGTCTTTGATGAACTTATAAAGTCCATTCATGTGGTCTTTATTGTCTAGCTTAAAAATTCCCCCAGTAATGAAATGCAAATTATCAGGAACATCATTATAAGCCTTTAACCGTTGATGTAGTACGAAGTCAGTATCTTCATTGTCAATTATAAGCACGTTCGCTTTTTTAGTTTTAAAATAGCCAAAGGGGACACCTTTAGCTACGCTTAAAGCCATTTGCAACGTGGTAGAACTTTTAAAAGACTTCTGTGGTGCAATGGTTAGACCTGCCTGTCCTCTTGGTATTAAGTGTTCTATCAGCCATTCATTACCACCTTTAAAATCTTCTTTTTCTTGTAACTCCTTAGCAGTTATAACACGTTTAAACAAGTCCTGCATTTTAATAAACCCCTTTTACTTTATAGTCAATAAAGATATCATTTTTATCTCGTAGCGGTCTAACGTAAGTTTTAAAGTCATAATCAGGGTAGATGTTTTGTAATTTAACTAGCCAATACTTAGCTCGTTTTACCTGCCATTTAAAATTCTTTGCTTTTTTGATATCTTTGTTAATTGCTTTGATGTCGTCTTTTATTGTCATTTGAAAAACCTCCATAGTGTAATAATAAGACCGATTATAAGTAAAAAGTCAACTATAAAAACCAACGATAAAATTATAGTGACAAAAGTTGCTAAAACCGTCAATCTATGTACCCTCCTTTTATTAAATCAACTAAACCTAAAACGTAGAAACCTAGACAGCATAAGAGCCAAACCCCATACAGAGAGCTGTCAAAATTTGCTACAATTCCAAACATTGCTGACATTATCCAATAAACGATAAACATATTTAAATACCTCTTTCTTTTTATCTATGCTTTAATTATAGCTGAAATTATATTACAATTCAAGTTATCAAATATTTCTTTTTAGTTACCTTATTAAAGGGTATAGTTATCCACGCAAACGCAGTTTTTATCCCCCCCCTCTTGAACTAATCAATCTGTCAGCGCTAGTAACTTAATCAGTCCTCACATCAATTCGGCTATGATGAACACCCAAGCGGTAACTTCTTATTTAAATTTGCCTATGTTGGGGGAACGTTTAGAACTTGCTTCCAGTGACATCACACAGGGCTACCGCTTTGCCTAACTCATTACTCACGCCTTATTCAGTACGGTTTTCATATACTCACTTTCTAAGACATCAGACAAGCCTTAGACGTATTCAATTTTTATATATTTATTATAACATACGATTTTCCAAAATCAAGTAAAAAAATCAGGGTCAAAAATAGAAGAATGTCTCAACCGTGGGAATAGTAAGGAATATATTATTTTTTGGTTACAAATTATTTAATCTAATTGTAAACTATCTAAATCTTTTGTTGGTATAATAAAAGTTATAACTAAAAATGGGTATGCTATAATAATAACATAATCAATGAGGGAGGTAAAAAGCATGGCAGAAAAAAACATCTATTTTGTTAATGATGAAGTAGAACTAAAACAAGTGTTAGAGTTTATTTCTAAAACTGACTACGGTGTCAACATTGACAAAAGTCAAGAAGATGTTTACGCAGTCGTGACTTCTTATAGCCTACCTATTTAAGAGGATGGAAATGAAGAAAATTTTAGCTATTGACTTTAGCACAGCTAGTAAGAAAGACGAGGGAACAGGGTACGCTTTTAGAAAAGACGGTAAATTGTTTGTCGGTTCTATTAAAGCATACAACGCAAAAAAGAACGCTTGGGAACGTACCTTTGACATTGTAAACGCAATTAAAGATATCATTAATGAGTTTGATTTAAAAGATTATCATCTAGCTATTGAAACGCCTATCATGGGTAGAAACAGAAAGCACAGCATTACATTAGCTAATTGTAACGGCTATTTTATCGGTGCTATTGACGGTCTAGTAAATGGTTATACTTTTATTGATAACTCTAAGTGGTGTAGCTATCATCTTATTTCAGGAAAAAGAGAACAACGAAAAGAAGAAAGTCTTGAACTTTTAAAAGCTACAGGCTTGGTTGATTCTAATTGCAAAGATGACAACATAGCAGACGCTTATAACATCTTGACATATTGTGAAAGTTTGGGTTAGTTGTTCCCTTATAAAAAAACAATAATAATAATTGGAGGTGGTAATATCAAGATATCACAAAACGGTTTGAACTTGATTAAAGAGTTCGAGGGTTGCCGATTAACTGCTTATAAACCAGTACCGTGGGAACAAATGTACACTATCGGTTGGGGATATTATGGAGTAACAGCAGGTACAACATGGACGCAAGAACAAGCAGATAGTCAGTTAAAAATTGACATCAATGATAAGTATGCACCAATGGTTGACGCTTATGTAAAAGGCAAAGCAAATCAAAACGAGTTTGACGCTTTGGTTTCATTGGCTTATAATTGCGGTAATGTTTTCGTTGCTGACGGTTGGGCAGAGTTCAGTCATGCCTATTGTGCTTCAATGATACCGAAGTATCGTAATGCAGGCGGTCAAGTGCTACAAGGTTTAGTAAGACGAAGACAGGCAGAACTTGACTTATTTAATAAGCCAGTTACTGGAAGTTCAAACCAAAATAATCAAACAAAAGGAGAAATTAAAATGTATCTTATTAGAGGACTAGACGGAAGTGGAAAACCTAAACATTGGTATGTTTCGGACGGTGTAGGTGTTCGTCATATTCGTACAACACGCATGTTACGTAACTATCAAAATGAATTCGGTAAACTTAATCTACCAGTTGATACAATGTATATTGCAGAAATTGAAGCAGAGTTTGGACGTAAAATTGACATTAATTCAGGAGAGTTTAAATAAGGAGGAGTAGATGAGCTTATTCAATCTATCACGCAGAGCGGAAGATGTGAGCTTTTCAACTTTCACAGTCCAAGACCCTACAACTGATTTGTTGCTAGGTAAGTTATTGGGCTTAGTTTCCTATTTTGATAATGTTGATTATTCTGAAGCGTCCAAACTTGAGGACTTATTTTATTGGGCGTTACAAGGTCAAGAAGTATATCGTGTTTGGTATGGTGGTTTTAAGTATTACGCTCAAAGAGTAAACGCAGACCAGTTTAACATTTTAGTTAGAGAACCAAATCGCAGACAGGTCACTATTAGAACAAGCGATTATGAAATGTTGCTTAACCCTTTCTATGGCGCTAACCCACAACGGTTTGGTGTAATGTTCGGAATGGCTAGTAATGGAATTGGTAGACGACTTGACTCTCAAGCTCAAATCAAAATCTATTGGAAAACTAAAGTTTCTAGTGGTTTGAAAGAAGTTTGGGAAAGAATTCGTGAACGTTTAACACAACAGCAACAACTTGCAAGAGAGTTCAACGGTGTGTCCGTTATTGGTTCAGATGACGATATCAAACAGATTCAGCCAGATTACAGCGGTTCGCTACAAAATGACGCAAATCTTGCAATCGAGGTTGCTTTGAGTGAGTACGGTATGCCAAGAGAATTGCTTTATGGACAAAGTAATGAAGTTACTATTATCGCTTTCGCAATTCAAAAAGTGTTACCACTATTAAAACAACACGATAAGAACATAATTTTCAATCAAGAGAATTTTGTGGCTTATATATCAACAACCGCCAAAGGAGGAAATATTGAAAGTAAAAGCAGTTCGAGGGATAGCGAACCCACTGGGGACAATTGATTCTCACGGTACGGTTATTGAGTCCATTGCTAACGCAGGGGACGGAGTAGATATCCTAAACCGCCATAGAGAAAAAATTGGTTCAGGGTTTGTTCATCTTGAGGGGGATAATGTAATCTTGACAGGTTACGTTGACGAAGAACAATACACGGCTGAAAAGATTGAGGAAACAGGGCTTTCAGTTGGTTTTAATGCTAACGGTGTAAAAGCTCGTGAAATTGACGGAGTAGGTTATTACAAAGATGTTACAATTACGGAGGTGTCACTAACTCCATTACCAAGTAATAAAGGTGCTAAAGTGACAAAAGTACGAGAAGAAGAAAAAGGAGAACAAAAACAAATGGGTGCAAACGAAACACAAGAAATCATGAAGCAAGCAATCGAAGCAGGTGTAAAAGTTCGAGAACTTGAAGCTAAAGTAGAAGAACTTAATAAAGAACGTGAAAAACTCAAAAAGGAACGTGAAGCTAAGATTCCTAGCGAAAAACCTCAAGACGTAGAGCGTAAATTTATGCGTGAACTTGGGGACAAAATGCTAGAAATGCCAGAACAAGGTTTCTTGCGTGAATTTTCTAATGGTGCAGATTTGAACGTTGTCAACTCTCTTGGGTCTATCACTTCAAAATATGCTCGTAAGTCAGGTATCTATGACGGTGCTATGAAAGCACGCTTCCAAGGTTTGACACTTGCAGAGGACGGTGTAGATGATACTTTCTTACAAGGTACTTTCAAAGCAGGTACAGACAAAAACAAAGCTCAAACAGCTACAAAACGTTCACTACGTCCACAAATGGCTGAAGCATACTTGCAAATGGATAAAGCAACTGTGCGTGGTGTAAATGATTCAGGTGCGTTGTCTGAATATGTAATGTCTGAAATGGTAAACCGTGTTATTCAAAAAGTGGAATACAACATGATTCTTGGTTCTGCTGACGGTTCTAACGGTTTCTATGGTTTGAAAACTGCCACAGACGGTTGGACAAAACAAATTGAATACACAGACTTGTTTGAGGGAATTACTGACGCAGTTGCTGAATGCTCAATTTCTAACGCAATCACAATCGTTATGAGTCCACAAACTTTTGCAGAGTTGCGTAAAGCTAAAGGAACAGACGGACACTCACGATTCAACGAGTTGGCGACAAAAACTCAAATCGCTCAATCGTTTGGGGCAATTAATCTTGAAACACGTGTCTGGATGCCTAAAGACGAAGTAGCGGTATACAATCACGACGAGTACGTACTTATCGGAGATTTGAACATGGAAAACTACAACGACTTTGACCTACGTTATAACGTGGAACAATGGCTTTCTGAAACTCTTGTGGGTGGTTCTATCCGTGGTAAAAACCGTTCAGCATACCTAAAAAAAAAGGGTAGTTTAGGTGTCTAAATAAGAAAGGGAGTAAATAATGGCTGAATTTAATATTACAGACCGTTATGTTCAACAAATCGAGAATGTGATAAATGGGGGGGAGATTGGCGATAAGTTCCCTCTCTTGTCACGTATCCCTAAAGTTGGTGCAGATTTGTTGCAGTCGGTCAATCTAACAGGCTTTCCTGAAGCTAAAGAGCAAGGACAAACAGGTAGCGTGTTAAGCGTAAATGAAGAAACTTATAAAATTCTTACCCCTCGTGGTTTTGGTTTTGGTATTAATCTTTCTGATTCAGGGAATTTAACTGCTGACGGTGTACAAAGTGCATTGAATACAGTACTATATACTTTATATCAAACTATAGAAAGTCATTTAATTTGGGGAGGAGTTCATAGCTCAATTGCTTCAAGTTCAATTGTTGGGGCTATCAAACAGAAAGCAAGTGCCGATAAGTTTTCACAGTCAGGCGATGATGTTCTTCTTGTAAAAGAAAATGATTTCACACCAGTTGTTAATGGAGTAACTAAAATTGAAACTTTGAGCTTTAAGCACTATAATGACGGAGGGGATAACACTTTTGACAAGGTGCTTATTAACCCTTACAAGGGCATTTTAGCAGGCGACTTGGTACCAGAATTTAATGTGACTAAAGACGTTCGTCATAATAAAGTACAAGTATATGGTACTATTACCGTTTGCGGTGGTTTCCTCAAAGACGGTGCTATTAAAGTTTGGAAGTAGTAGGAGGATAAAAAATAAATGGCATATACATCAAAAAATGAATTAACCCACGGTTTAGGGTATGGGGTAGTGTTCACAGACCTTACAGGGTCAAAAGCAGGTATCCCTATCGCAGGTTTGCGTGGTATTGAAACAGATAGTAAACAAGAAAACAAAAACTTCTATGCAGGTTTTAATGCACCTTATCGTACAATCGCAGGTGCTAAAGATACACAAATTAAGGTTAAGTCTTATGACTTGCCTGATGACTTTGCAACTCACGCTTTAGGTTTTGGAAGTGTTTCAGGGTTCTTGACTGACGACGTAGCAAATTATAAACCTTATGGCTTCGCTTATGCAGAGCGTTACCGTGATGATGACGGAACAGGTTACAAAGCGACATTCTATCCAAGTGTACAAGCTACAACACCAAGTGACACAGCAGAAGCGGACGAAGAAAGTCCAACTGGTAAAGAGTACGAACATGAAGCGACTGTTACAACTGGAGATTTTACACTAGGGGACAAAAAACGCTTATTTGTAAAATTCAAAGTGTCCGATACAGAGCTAGCAACTGGAACAAGTGGCAAAGCATTGGCATTTAAAAAGTTGTTCAACGAACTCAAACCGCTCACAGCTACTGACATCAAGGCGTAATTTTAAGAGTGGAGGGCTTGGAATTAATAGTTCCCACTCTTTTATTTTAATTTATAGGGAGATATACAGATGAAGAAAGAAGATTTTAAATTTGATTTTAAAGCATTAGAACGTATGGAAGATAACGGAATTTACTTTGGAGATTTGAATGAACGTGACTATCACAGTTTGGCATTGTTCTTTTGGGCTTGTTCGCCACAATATACACTTGACGAAATTCTTGGGGCTTTAATTGGTGGTTTGTTACCTGTTACTGTTGCCGAACTTATGGAACAACTGGTAGACGAAACAAAAAAAGCAATAGCACTAGCAGAGAAGAAATAAGGGACGACGCAAGAATTACAACACTTGCAATTGTTAGTGCTATGACTGCTTTTAGAGTTCCTTATGAAGTATATAGCCATAGACCTTTAGGGTGGACACTCAAATTAATTTCAGCGTTGACACCTAAAGAGAAGAAGAAAACAACCGCAGAAGAACTAAACAAAGTGGAACATGTGGAGGTAAAATTATGGCAACCACCAAGCAAGTCACAGGACTAGAAAAGTTCACAGAGAAACAGCTTAAAAAAGTTTGGTTAGAAATGGCAGACGCTTTTAATTCTAATCAAAACACGGTAAAGCGTAGCTATAAAAGTTCATTAGGTGGCGACTTTTCAGGATATCATGTAAAATTTGACACTAAAAAAATCACTAAACAAGTTACTAGGTCATACGGTTCGCTTAAAAGTGGTAACATTGGTATTATTAACGGCTTTAAAGACAAAGAAGAAAGTTGGAGAATGCTGAACGTCTTGCTTCATGACCGCCACTTACACCAAAGATACGGACAAACGCTAGTTAAAGCTACTCACGAAATGGACGATAAAACTAAAACTATTAAGCGTGAATTAAGGAGTATAACAAACAATGGCTAAAGAAAAATATGTCATTCAGGCAGAGTTAGACACTAAAGGGGTTTTAAGTAGTGCTAGGGAAGCACAAAGAGAAATTAATAATATCGGTCGTCTGGCTAAAGAAACGAACAAGAACGCTCAAATAACAGGTTCTGTTACTATGAAAGACAAAGGTATTAAAGAAACACAAAGAGCTTTAAACCTTGCTAAACAGAACGTTGATAATTTAACAAAGGCACTTGCAAATGCTAAGATGTCAGGTGCTACACAAAAACAAGTACAGGCATTAGAAAGCCAGTTGATAAAGGCACAAACTCAAGCGACTAGACTAAGCACAGAACTTTCAAAGATTGGTTCGAGCAATAAGTTCAGCTTATCAGGTGCGTTTGATAGCGTCAAAAGTTACGGTTCTAACATGCTTTCAACTTTCTCTAAAATTGGGAACGTAGTGAGTGGAGTTAATGCAGGAATTGGTCTTGTTACTGGTGCGGTTTCAACTGCTACTGGTTATATTGGCAGTTTTGCTAACAACTTGATGACTACTTATGACCGTCAAATTCAAGCACAAAAGAGCTTGTCAGCTACTTTGTCAGACGGTGCAGAGGGTTACAAAAAATTTAATTCATACATTGATTCAGGAAGTGAACTACTAAAATCACAACGCAATGACCTGAACGAGTTAGGGTCTACCATTTCAGGTTATACTAGTCTAACAGGCGACCAAGCATTTAAAATTGTTAATTCAATCAATGCTGTGGGGGACAGCTTAGGGCTAACAATGGACACACAAAAACAATTTTCTTATGGTTTGGCTCAAGCATTAGGTTCAGGAGTTTTACACGCTCAAGACTTCAACCAAATCATGCAATCGGCACTTGGTGCACAGTTCCGTGATATGTTAATTCAAGCATATAACGAAATTAACCATACTAGCATAGGTATGGGAGAGTTCAAGAAAGCCATGGAGGACGGTGCTATCGGTACAGATGTAATGAACCGTGCCTTGCAATTGTTCCAAAATAAAGCAAATGAGCTTGTTGCTTCTGGTCCTAGTACTTGGGGGCAAATTCGTGAAATGATTACTAACGGTTTTAATACAAGTGCATTAGACGGTTTCCGTAAAGGCTTAGGAGATACAGGCATTGACATGAGCAACTTAGGAAACAACGCTACAACAATGGCAAGCACTATCGGTAGCCAGTTAGGTCAAATGGCAGGTAAAGCAGTTGGTGCATTAACACAAATCATTGACAAGAACCATGACGGTAAAGTTTCAAATGATGAGATGAGAGGTGCAGTAAATGACGCAAAACGAGCAGTTGAAAACTTCTTCAACAAAATCAACTACACTTCTATCGGTAGTTTCTTAGGTAAAGTTGGTTCAGCTATTAGTTCATTAAGAGATTTGTATAATTGGGCTAATAACGCTTATAGTGCCGTCCAAAGTGCTTTGAACCTTTCACGTAGCGTGGGGGGTAATACTGGTTTACTTGGTAAAGCATTAGGGTTCAGAAAGAACAGTACATGGGGCGATATCTTTAGTGATTTTCATTGGCTGACAAGTAACATCGACCCACTTGGAATTAAAGAACCCACCTCACTAGGTCAAAAAATTCTAGGTTCAAGAAACGGTCAACTGCCATTGGACTTGCAATTTTTCGCAGGTGGTAGAGAAGCAATCAGCAGAGCTGTCAATGCGGTCCAACCTTATGCACGAGCAACAAAAGGAACAACAGCAACACCAAGCATTGGAACACAAGACAACTCAAAACAAGACATTAAAATCTATGTACAATCTAGTGCAGACGGTCGTAGAATTGCGAACGAAATTTATAACAAACTAGAAAGAAATGGGGTAAAACTAAACAAGCGTTGATTTATACTAAAAGTAAATTATACAATAACCCTAAGTGGATAAAAAAGGCACGTGAAGAAAAGAACAGGGTAGGACATTGTGAAAGATGTTGGAGTACAGAACACTTAATTTGTCATCACGTTATACCACTACAATGGAACAATGACATGCTAGAAGTCAATGACTTTGACAAAGAAGTAATAAACGTACCAACCGAAGTTCTTTGCCATAAATGCCACCAAGGAAAGGAACGAAGCGGAGATTTGATTGACTACGCAAGAATTATAGCGGAGGGCTTAATGTAAGGAGATATAAAAAATGAGTTTAATTCAAGACTGGATAGGACAAAGCAAGGATAATGGCGAAATGATTAAGCTACTAAAGAAAAAAGTGGCTAAAATCGAACATGAAATAGACTACGATAAGGCAAATAAAATCTTTAACTTCATTGAGGAGTTTATGACTTTGCCTAACAACGAACGCTTTAAAATCATACCATATCACAAGGCGGTGCTTACTTTGATGTATTGCACTCCTTACCAAATTGATGAGTTTGTTGTCATTGTAGGACGTTCAAACGCTAAATCTATTCTTGATGTCATGATAGCCTTAATTGAACTCTTTTTGTTTCCTAAGCCTAATAGCGTCATCGCTTTAATGGCTACCAAGAAAGACCAAGCTGAAAAAATCTTGATGAAGCACTTTAGAGCTATGGGAAACTGTCAAGGTACTATCATTAATAAGTTTAAAAATCAATTCAAGCTGAATAAAGAGCAAATCATCGTAAAAGATAACTCAATTCTAAAAAGCAAAGGTACAGAGATTTCTATCTATGCTAGTAACGAGGACACTCTAGACGGTGGACGTGAACAACTTGTTATCATAGATGAGTTTGGTGCGTTTAAAAAGAACCCTCTTATCACTATTAGACAGGGGCTAAGAAAAAATAAGGGTACGCTTTTTATTTCAACCACAAACAACGTTATTCGTGGCGGTGCTTATGATGATGAGCTTGAAAGTTGGAAAGAATGGGTAAAAGACGATGACTTCAGCCATTGGGTATTCTATTATGCTTTGGACGATTATGACGAAGTAAAAGACAGTTCTAAGTACATTAAGGCAAACCCAGCCTTAGGTTACACTTTAACACTTGAGGACATTCAAAAGGACTTTATAGGTGCAATTGGTAACCCTGTCAAAATGGCTAAAATTATCACTAAACGCTTTAATTTATCAATGACTGACAGCACTACAATCTTTACAAAACAAATTGTAGATAAGTGTCTAGTACCGCCATTAGACTTTGAGGGTCGTTTAGTTGCTATTGGTTCAGATTTTTCAGTACGTGGCGACGTTTGGGGTACTGTGATAGGTTACAGAGAAAACGGACACTATTATTTCAAGGCTATCCCTGTCATGCCAGAGAGTGCAGAAGATAAATTTAAACACTTAGGGGAAACAATAACACACGAGGGCATTAATAACATGTCAGACGAAGCATGGGACGCTTTTATGAGTGCTATGAATGGTAGTGTTCCGATTGCGTTGAATTATGACCCTAACTATGCTAAGAATTTCATTGATAAATTTGAACAAACTTATGACATTGAATTTTATAACAAAGTAATGCAGAACAGTTTTAAGCTATCTAATACCCTAGAAGCCACACAGAAGCTCATGGAGGAGGGGAAAATACATTTTGATAGTAAATTACTAGCGGTGCATTTAATGAACGCAGAAACGAAAATAAACGATTTTGGGCTTATGCGTATTATCAAAAAGGGCTATACAGACAAGATTGATTTGGCAGACGCTTTAATTAACTTGATGTGGTGGTTCTTAGAAAGCGAAGAAAGTGAGGACTATTTCATTTAATGGCTATGACAGAAGAAGAAAATAAAAAAATGCTAGAAGCGTTAAAAAACTTAGCTTTTGGAGGAAAAGAAACAAAAACAGTTATCCAATATAAAAACAACGCAAACGGTCGGAAAACAGAAATAGGGCGAACAGTTACAGAAGTCAATAAATTGCCAGACCGTTCGGCATTGTTGAAATTAATGGAGATTGAGGGCGTTTATATTGACGCAAATGTGAAACTTAAACAACAAAAAGTTGACGAAGTAAGCACAGAAAAAGAGCTAGTAGACTTAGTGGAGGGCTTGGCGATTGAATAAGGCATATACTTGGAACGAAAAAACAGGGCTAGACTTTTGTAAAGAGTTACCACAATGGAACTTGTTGACACGTTCAAACCTTAGATTTTTAACAGGGGATACATCAGAGGACCCAGACAAGTTTGACCCTAGTCATTATTTTAAACTGAACGCTTTAAGCGAAGTAGACAGAACTAGCCAGTTCCCTAGTGATTGGCATAGACCTTATAGCTTAGGAATTAGGCTTTACAACCCTAAAAACGCTAGTGGAACATGGGGGTGGACTTATTGGACACATTGGGAAAAATTACCAGTTAAGCCTAACCTCACACAAGGCAAAAAAATGGGTGTATCAATGCGTTTAGCTAACTTTGGTAGAAAACCATTAGACTTTAATTTAAAACTATTATACGGTAATACTTCGACTTCTGTGGGTACTTATAAAGTTGAGCCGTGGCAATACGTTTTTGTTAGTGAGTTAGTTACGCTACAAACTACGGAAACGGCTAAAAACTTAGGTTTGACTGTTGAACTTGACAGTACAGGACAAGAAGAACAAATCGGCTTGTTTTTCCCTAAGATTGAAATGGACAAGGTAACACCATACGTTACAACAGAAGAAGAATATAACTATTTTAAGAGCCAAGACATGGCAGATTCACGACCTGTTTACACAGGGTATTCTGATTCAGATAGTAACGATTTTAGAGATTACGTTTGGGGTGGACAACTGAACGATGAAAATTATGAACTATTCGGAGGAGATACAAAACAGAATGCCGTATGGTGCTATTGTCGTCCTCTTAATCAACGTGTATTAATTGGAATTGATTCTGATATATACACTAACGCAAGTGGTAGAACAGTTAATTTTCACGTTTTAAACGGTTCTAAGAGCGTGTTTGACATGACAGGGAACACTTTATATCCTGAACAATTTCAAGACGACAGACAAGCGTTTGACGGAGTGGGGAACGATTGGGCAACCATACAAGAACCGTTGTACGTAGTGGACCAAAACACAGCGATTGACCCAGTAGCAGGAGAAATGGCGAATGTATGTATAGAGGGTTACCACTATAAACAAGCAAGTCAAGGTTATAGAGTTGATGAAATACCACGTTCAGCAATTTTAAATGTTGGTTACTCTTTAGGTTCTTACTACGTGAATGAAGATTCAGGCAAAGAAGTTAATGTCATGCGTTCAAGGGTTGGTGTAACACCTCCGCAAGTGTTTGGAGAGCCAAGTTATAGCAGTATGAACGACTGGATGACTACATACGGACTACCAAACGGACTAATCATGCGACCTTGGAGGGTTAGAATGGTAGATACAGAAACGAACTTGACTAAAATCAAGGGTATTTCAATCGGTTGGAATGTTTCTCTGTTCCAAAAATTTCTAGCAACAGACCACGTGACAGAGGATTGGTTTAGAGGTTATGACAACAAGCGTACTAAGGCAATACCAGACCGTGTTTTATTCATCAATGACAAGGCAAGAAAAGCATGGCTTTATAAGTTCAACCCTACCAAGTCAGCATGGGAACGTTCGGTAGAATACACCATACCAGCTTCAGACACGGCACTATTAAAGGCTTGGACCATTGTACCAAAGGACGGTGCTATGAATGGGCATATAGTTTTCACAGACAAAACTAACGCTGAAATGCTTCAAAATATTCGACCTAACTGGTTAGATTATGACGAGTTCACTCCTAAAGTGCAGTATGATGAAGTCAAGTATAACCCTCAAATGTTCACGAACTTGTACAATACACGCTATCAATGGTGGGGAATTAAAGACGAAAACCCACAAAATCAGTCTTACGGTCCTTGTGTTCCGTATGAAATGGACTTTATGACAGGTCTATGCAAATTAGAAAGGATATATGAATAAAATGTTTTCATGGTTAAATTTCGAGGAGTTATTAATTCATAACCCTATTGAGCTTATTAACCCTAGCAAAGATACAATAAGCGTAGCAATGAGTAAAAAGCAGTATATCGAGTTTTTTAGTAACAAATACACTTACAACGGTCTATATTATGACGAAGAAATGGACTTCTGTTTATTTTATTATGCTGACCCCTTACAGAGCTACAAAGAGGGCGATGTGTACGCTCAAGGGTATATAGATGTAGAAATGAAAATATACCGTGTAAAATGGTTGTGTAACGTTTCTATTAAACTTCCTCTAGCTCCTGAAACAACTGGAAATTTATTAGACGTAAAAGACGGTGCAGGCTTTTCTGGTACTGGTAACGGTCAATCAAACATGGGAATTGGTTGGTTCCATTTTAATGAATGGAAAAAAATCTCTCAAGTGTTCAAAGCAGGGGATAAAATAACCATATCTTGTGAAATTGCGTTTTTTGATACTGAATTATATAGCGATTCAGACGCTGCTCATGTACGGCTTCAAATCGCAGGGGGAAATTGGCGACAACTTTTCAGAGTAGATGTTAAAAATGTGAATGGCAAATTCTATACTAGAGAAGCATTTAAAACGTCAGAGTTCACGGAAAACCCTAGCCATATAGTTAAAGTATCTCAAACAATGGATATAGACCAAGACTTTATAGCACAAAATGGAGATGTTAATCATATCTTTTTTATATTTGATCGGATACCTAACGGTGCAAACATAATCGTTAATGACCTAAAAATTGAATTAAATGGTGCAGAGAAAAAGCATATCGCTTACGCTTATAGTTCAGACGGTGCAGATAGATTCTCAACTATTTATCCTAGGTTCAATCTTTTAGAGGGTACTAAAGACTTTAGCGGTTATTGGTACGGAGAGTCTTGGGGTTGGGAAGTTGACGGAACTTTTAAAGGTTTGACAGTCAAGAAAAGACGTCATCAATGGGGTGGACTTTATAAAGTGTTTACTGCACCTAAAAACGGAGTTTATACCTTTTCAGCTTATGTTAAAAGTTCAGGAGATAATGCAAATATAATAAGATACACCTATAAAAATAATGATTATTTTGGAGGAGAACGGATAGGAAATAACTTTGACTGGTTTAGAGATTCTTATACAGTAACTTTAAAAGCAGGCGACACTTTTATTGTTAGGTATGAAATAACTGGTTGGGGTGTTGATACAATTTTATGGACGGCAGGGCATAAATGGGAAGAGGGTTCTTTTGCTACTCCATATATGCCAAGTGAAAGCGAAACAACAAAATCAGACCGTCCTAGCTACATTGGACAATACACAGATTACACGCTAGAAGATAGCACAAACCCTAGTTCTTACACTTGGAGAGAAATACAAGAGGACAAATTGAATGTTTCAAAAACTGAAATGGTAGTAAATGCCAAAAATAAGACAATTACAACTGTTTTGAATGGTGCTTTAGCTAAATGTACAAAAGACAAAGATATCACAGGTTGGCGAAATTCACAACCTAATGCAAATTATAATTATAGACAACCGCAGTACACTTTAGACATCGGTGCAGATGACTTTATTATCAGCGGTTACGGTTTGAGAGGTTTGAAAAATGGATAGTTATTTAAACGGAAGAAAAGTAGATGTATTAAACCCTTTAGACTTAATCGGAGTAGGTCGCCATAAGTTAGAAATACAAGTAGACAAGAAAAATTATTGGAACATGTTCAAAGAACAGATTATAATTCCAACACCACCAAACAACGGTGTAAGTAACTTGTTTAGAGGTGGGGAGATTTTGCCTAGCGAGGTTTATAACGATAACTGGTATAAAACTTTTGCTTTTTATTCTTTTGGCGGTCAAAGTACAATCGAACGTAAAAACGATTTATACCCTCAAATGACTTACTTTAAGTTTGCAAATGATACAGGTAATGCTGACATTGGTTCAAGTCAGTTTGAAAAAGAAGTTGAACTAAAACCGAATACTAGATACACTTGGCAATTCAACGCTAGAAAAATAAAAGGCGATATGCTTACTTATTTTGGCGCTTGGGAGAATATCTTAGTTGATAACACTAAAGATGTTACAATAGACGGAGAAACAGGTTTAAAACTAAGTAGAGACTTAGGTTATAATTGGAGTAATAAAGCAGTCACAGACGGTTGGGAATTGCATTATATTTCTTTTACTACTGCTTCAACGTTTCCAACATCTAAAACATTTAGATTTACAATGAATGCTAATAGTGAATGGCATGTAAAGAATATACAAATCACAGAGGGCGAAGGACCTAAACCGTTCCAATTGTCAGAAGCAGACAGATACAAGTACACACAGTACCAAATGGACAAAGGACACAGAGAAATTTATCCTAACTTTGGTTTTTATTATAGCGAAGAGTATGATTTCTGTTGTGCTTATAAAGTCAATATCCATTCAGGCTTTGAAACTGTTGATTTTAACCCTGTTGAACAGAGTTATACAATTAGATGTGAGGTTGAAAACTTTGCTCAAATATTAAACCCAGTTAAAGAGTATTATATCAAAGTTCCAAGCAGTTGCACTTTTGATAATAGTATACTAATGAACCCTACAACAGAAAGAGGAGGTAATTACTTATTAGAATGTAAAGCTAAAGGTCTACACTTACAAGTGTTTGAACAACCTGACGGAGATTATAGCAGAAGTCAGAATAGAAAAGTATATTCCAATATGTACGATAATCTAAGTACAAAATCATGGAACGTTTATGGTGGCTTCGTATATACTGGAGAACTACAAACGTACAAATTAGAAAACTAATAAAGGAGAAGAAAGATAATGATTGAAACATTGAAAGCAATTGGCTTAGTTGTATTTATGCAGTTACTTAGTTTGGCACTAGAGTTTATAGACACAGGTACTTTAAAACCTAGTGTTAGAAAAAGAATAGCAGTAGAGTTAATTGTCCTATCTGTTTATGTTGCAGGTATGACAGTCTTTAAAGGAATGATTAGTGATGAACTAATATCATTGACTGGAACTGTATACTTAGCAGTAGTAGTCAGTCACTTGTATAAGTTCTTAACTAATAAGAAAGAAGAAATAGAGGGAGGAGATAAAGAAGAATAGTATAGTAGTAGTATAGTACTAGTGTATATAGTATGATAGTATAGCATAGCAATCGTTACAAAATAAACTTTGTAGCTTTGTTGTGCTGTTTTAAATTTTTGTTCAAGTTTATAGGGGGGGTGATATAAAGGGGGTGGGTTCTCTATC